TCAACATTGAATTATGTCCAAAACTTTTCGGTTGTAAACCGTATCGTTTTATTTATGTTTTCTAGTCACGCGAACGATAAAAAGGTCGCGCGTCTAGAAACCTCTGAATCAAACTGTGCGTGTTCCGAAGTCTTAACTTCCTCTTACTAAGGTATATCTCTGATACACCATTATTAAGAGGGTTAGGATAAGAAAGGATATCCTTTATATCTTTGAGGGGGCCTTCAGCAAAGCTGTCTGCCTCTTCATCAATATAAGTGGTATTAATCCTTCTGATAACTTCTAAAAGTTCCTTCTTATGAAGGACCTTATAGAAATTATACAGAGGAGACTTTCTTAGTTTTGTCGACTCGACAAAAGCAGAAGGATTGAAATTAGTATCTAATTCCATTACCTTCTGGTTTGTTCTCTGATTCGCCTCTTCCAAAAGGAATTGGTCGAGATCCATCAGTAAACGTTTTACTGGTAGATCCGTCCTCCAAGCGGTCCTCATCCCCGAAAGGGGAGGGATTCTTGGGAGCACTGGAAAGTGTTCCAATGCGGGACAGGTCAGAAGAACCCGGGCATCGTCATCATCCTTGAACTTACTCGTGTGATAGAGTTGTTCAAGTACGACACGATACTCAGAGTCGGAAAAACCACCAGGATCTGAATGGTGGAGTTTCTCGGAAAACACTCTTATAAATTCTAGGAACCCAACAAGGGTTCCTGTTGATTTTATAAGGATGTCCGGAGGAATAGGTGAGATTTCACCGCCATTGACGAAAAGTCTTTTGGCGATCTCACCGAGATTATTTCTTTCATCACTTTTTATGGACTTCTCGTGAGAGATATCCATACCAAGTTCTGAAAGAATCATCTCATATTTCTCCGCGCCACTCTTACTAGCAATAGCCATGTCATCACCAATTACTGCATAAAATGACTTGTCATTTTTTGCATAATTTATGATTGCATGATGCGTTATTGCCATGGCAGCCCATGAGGATAACATCCCCATAGGTTGACCTACAGCATAACGTAATTGCCCTCCCGGATAGTTGAAATCTCTATCAACTAAAAGGGTCTTCCAGAGAGTGCTTAGATTTCCAGGTAGCAATTTTTCCATGATTGCTACTTGCAAATCTACTGGCATCCTATCTGTTGCGGCCTTAAGGTCGAAACATGATAGCTTGCCCGTTTTGGTATATTTTCTAACTTTTCTAGCAATAGAATCGTGAGAAAACGTACCATCACAGGGAAGTTTCTTCAAGACTTTCATGAGATAGTCATGAATTGGCTTCAGCACTGTCTGGGTCCAGATGTCGGGTATGCAGATTACGC